TATCATTACGATGATATGGATAGAGATAACAGACCACCATCATGTTATCAACTCAAATATCGGGGATGTAACTATTGGTCATGTTACCGAATCCATCTGCGAGAATGGTTTGAAAACTTATTAAGATCTGAGGGTTCTTGACGAACCCTCTTTTTTTGTGTATAATTGCTTGAGAGAACCGTATCTCATGGACAAAGAAAAACTTAAACTCATCGTCCGTAATCTTGAACTTCTTGTAGATTCTCTTAAAGCAGAAGTTTATTCTGATACTCAGAGTTATTTGAACTATGAGGATGTAAAAGGAGGACTTCACGACTATGATGAAATCTTTGATGACGACGATGGATACCCAGACTAATGGTTAGTAGATCTAAAAAACTTATCAAGTTGCTTGAGCGCCTAATCAAGCAAGATCATCTCTATACAGAAGAAAAGATCATAGAGATGAAGGCACAACTTCGTGAGTTGAAAGAGCAACTCGCAGAAATAGAAAAGAAAACATCGAAAGGATTTGGTAAATGAGTGTAAAACTGGTTAGTGTGACTCCTGATGCGGAGCAAACAATGGCATATGTTGCTCGTGTGAGCAATCCTAATAATCAGGAAAATCCCAATTATGCTAAGTTGTTGGGTTATTGTATTAAGCACAACCACTGGAGTGTCTTTGAACAGTCGTTCATGACGCTTGAGATTGAGACTACTCGTGGTCTGGCAGCTCAAATTTTGCGGCACCGTTCTTTCACATATCAAGAATTTTCGCAACGCTATGCTGATTCTTCCCTACTCTCGGAGACGATCCCGCTCCCAGAACTTCGTCGTCAAGATACCAAGAATCGTCAGAATTCTATTGACGACATTGATCCTTTCGTCAAGCAGAAGTATGAAATGTTGATGCAGGATCACTTCAGGGACGCGATGGCATTGTATCAAACGATGCTTGATGAGGGTATTGCCAAAGAGTGTGCTCGCTTTGTGCTTCCTCTGGCAACTCCTACCCGACTCTATATGTCTGGTTCCTGTCGTTCTTGGATTCATTACATTCAACTGCGTTCTGCTAATGGAACCCAGAAAGAGCACATGGATATCGCAGAAGCATGTAAGAAAATCTTTTCAGAGCAGTTTCCCACAGTGGCAGAAGCACTGGAGTGGGTCTAAATAAATCATCTTGAATTTGTAACTATGGCGACTTATCCTGTTATTCACAAAGAAACTGGAGAGCAGAAAGAAGTGAGCATGAGTGTTCACGACTGGTCTCAGTGGTGTAAAGACAATCCCGATTGGCAACGGGATTGGTCAGATCCATCTACTTGTCCACAACCTGGGGAAGTTGGAGAGTGGCGAGATAAACTCATCGCCAAGAATCCTGGTTGGAATGATGTCCTAGGTAAAGCAGCAAAAGCACCTCGTTCTAGAGTAAAGAAAATCTAATGGCAAGAAGAAAAAGATCATCTGCAGAGCAACCCATCGGGGTTGGACTCACGGCAAAGCAGATGAAGAGGAAAAAACCTCTTAATAGTGACTATTTGGTAGATATTGAACCACTTACAGAAAACCAAAAAACTCTGTTTGAGTCATATAAAGATGGTAAGCACATTGTTGCTTATGGTTGTGCTGGTACTGGTAAGACCTTTATTACGCTCTACAACGCACTTCAAGATGTATTGGATGAGACCACACCTTATGAGCGTATTTACCTTGTACGATCGCTTGTAGCAACCAGAGAGATCGGTTTTCTCCCTGGATCCCATGAAGATAAGGCAGACATCTACCAAATCCCATATAAGAATATGGTGAAGTACATGTTCCAGATGCCTAGTGATGCAGATTTTGAGATGCTCTATGGTAATCTCAAATCACAAGAAACTATCAAGTTCTGGTCTACTTCGTTCCTTCGTGGAACTACACTTGACAATGCTATTGTTATCGTTGATGAATACCAAAACTTGAATTTTCACGAATTGGATAGTATAATTACTCGTGTTGGTGAAAATACCAAAATTTGCTTCTGTGGTGATGCTGTTCAGTCTGATTTGCAGAAGTCAAACGAGCGTAATGGTATTCATGATTTTATGAATATCTTGCGTAAAATGCCATCCTTCGATTTAATTGAATTTGGTGTAGATGACATTGTACGTTCTGGTCTCGTTAAAGAATACATTATTGCTAAAATGGAAGCAGGTTTTTAATGTTCAATCATGTTGATATTGATCTCCCTCAACTTGAGAGGGAGACTATTGATGGAGTAAGGTACTATAAAGTTCCAGATGATGAAGAACTTCTCCGACTGGTCTCGATTACATCGGTGACCAGTCATTTTAATAAGGAGATCTTTATCAACTGGCGCAAAAAGGTTGGTGATGAAGAAGCAGATCGTATCACAAAGAAGGCAACAAGTCGTGGTACAGATATGCACACCTTGGTAGAACATCACCTCAAAAATGAGGAACTACCAAAGGTTCAACCAATGTCAGATTTCTTATTCAAAATCTCAAAAACAGACCTAAAACGTATAAATAATATTTACGCCTTAGAAGGTTCCCTATATAGTAAGCAACTGGGCATTGCAGGCACGGTTGACTGTATCGCTGAATATGACGGCGAGTTAGCAATAATCGATTTTAAGACTTCTAAAAAACCCAAACCACGAGAGTGGATCGAACACTATTTTGTACAGTGCATGGCATATGGTTGTATGCTGTACGAACTGACTGGCATATCAGTCAAAAAACTTGTAATTATCATGGCATGTGAAAATGGAGAATGCGTCGTCTATGAAGAACGAGACAAATCAAAGTACATCAAACTTCTCACACAATATATTAGAAAGTTTGTTAGAGATAAACTGGAACTCTATGGAACCCAATAAAGAACTAGAACAAGCAATAGAAAGTAAGTTTTTGACTCCTTCTAAATTTGCTCTGGAAATAGAAAAAATTGTAGCAGAAGAAAACTTCAACTACATTGATGCTATTTGCCACTATTGCGAAATCAATAATCTTGAGGTAGAATCTATCACGAAACTCGTTTCAAAACCTCTTAAAGAGAGATTGAAGTGGGATGCAACACGCCTCAACTTTATGAAGAGAACATCGAGAGCAAAACTTCCTCTATGACCGTGACTCCCTTTGAAACTTATCAACATTATTTGTCACTAAAGAATCACTTCACAAATCCAAAATACGATTTCTTCAAATACGGTGCGAGGACTCGTGCCAGTATGACTTCTTTCAATAAACGAAAGGATAAGTACTGGTTTGAAAAGACCTCGCGTAAGTATTCTGATAAAGAAGTCGTAGATTTTTTAGTATCTAATTTCACTGCCACCGACAACCCGCAAAACCTATGGATTGGCGAAATTATCAATTCTGGCGAAAGAAATTACTCCGAGTGGAGGAGACGCCAACAGAGTTTGACGTACTTGTTCAAAGAGCAAAGCAACGAATTGTTATCGGAGAACGAGTTAGAGAGTTTGTTCAAATGTACCAAGGGACACCCCCTGATACTCAAAAAGTTTCTAAGCGGGAGTATATCTCTAGAAACCTTCGTAATTTACGACAAAATATTCCATTTCTCAAAAAACTTTGATAAAAAGTTGGATGATCCAGTGTGGGAAACCGTAAGTTTGAAAATCAAAAAGTATAGTCCGTTCATAAATATTGACGTGTTTAATTACAAAAAAATTTTGAAGGAGATTATTTCTTATGGCACTTGAAAATAATGCAGTTCTTGCACAATTGAAAGAGCAGCGTCAAGCTGCAATTGACCAGTTTGAAACTATCAGAAATACTGTTATGCGTCTTAATGGTGCAATTGAAGTTCTGGAGCAAATCGAAGCTTCTAAAGAGGAGCAGTTGGTAGCAACCGAAAATGAGTGAATTCTTTGAGTCTGATATTATTCAAGACGAACTAAAAGAGATCAATAAACTTCAAGAGCAAATTTATGGGAGTATATTGAGTTTTGGTTCAATGTCTAATGAAACCAAATTAGAACACATTGAGAAACTCCAAACCTTGCTAGAAAAGCAAAGAGTGATGTATACTAGAGTATCTCTTTCAGACGATCCACAAGCGGTTGAGATGAAAGAGAATCTACGCAAGTCGGTTTCTTTGATGGGATTTCCCGCAGAAACCGATATGTCTGTTTTATTCAATAGTATGAGTCAAACAATCGAATCCCTCAAGCAATATCTTGACGACTGAGGGCATCCTTGCTATACTATCCGAGTAAATCCCCCGAATCCAATTAATCCGAGGTAATCCAAATGTCGTTTTCCGACCTTAAAAAGCAATCTAAGCTTGGCAACCTGACCGCGAAACTGGTCAAGGAAGTCGAAAAAATGAATAACAATGGTGGTTCCAGCAGCGATGAGCGTCTCTGGAAACTGGAATGTGATAAGAGCGGCAACGGTTATGCCGTTATCCGTTTCCTTCCCGCTCCTGATGGTGAGGACCTTCCTTTCGTGAAACTCTACAGTCACGCCTTCCAAGGTCCTGGTGGTTGGTATATTGAGAACTCTCTGACTACTCTTGGTCAGAAGGATCCTGTGTCCGAGTACAACACGATGCTGTGGAACAACGGCACCGATGCTGGTAAGGAAGCAGCACGCAAGCAGAAGCGCAAACTGACTTACATGGCAAACATCTATGTGGTCAAGGATCCTGCTAATCCTTCCAATGAAGGTCGTGTGTTCCTGTTCAAGTTCGGTAAGAAGATCTTCGACAAACTCACTGCTGCTATGCAACCTGAGTTTGAAGATGAGGAAGCAATCGATCCGTTCGATTTCTGGCAGGGTGCTAACTTCAAACTGAAGGCAAAGAACGTTGCTGGTTACCGCAACTATGACTCTTCTGAGTTTGCCCGTCCTGATGCACTTCTGGACGATGATGACGCTATGGAAGCAATCTGGAAGAAAGAGTATTCTCTTGCCGAACTCGTTGCTGCCGATCAGTTCAAGTCCTATGATGATCTGAAGAAGCGTCTGGACTATGTGCTGGGTAACAAGGGCACTCCTCGTTATCAGGATCCTGAAGAGTTTGATGAGGAAGAGAACACCCGTGGTTCTTCTCGTGATCTTACCGAAGATCTCCGCGATGAACTGAATACTCTTCAACCCACTCGCACTGTCTCCTCATCCTCTGATGAAGATGATGATGACGCAATGTCCTACTTCGCACGACTGGCAGAAGAGTGATGGGCGAGGCACTAGATGCCTGGATGAATCTAAGTTACGGAGAAGGGTTTCTCTTCTCCCTCTGGATCATCGGCATGTATTATATTAAACTTCGTATGGATCGTAAATTCGGTCGATGAAATACAACCAAATCTGTCTTACACTTTTAGTTGTGGCAGCATATTTTAACTTACTGTTCAAGTGAAATCTAATTACCATATCGATCGAGTAAGTAAATCCGAAGCCGCAGAGTTACTTCTGCGGTTTCATTATCTTAAGGACTTTTCTAAGTCTTTTAAATCTGGATACAACTACGGTTTATATGAGAGCAATGATTTCAGTCCACTGAATATTGGTGGTATTAAGGGAGTCTGTATTTTTACTGGACTCCCTGTCCCAGAAATAGCACAAGGAGCATTTGGTTTAAGGAGAGATGAGCAAGAGGGACTATTTGAACTTTCACGACTTTGCATACACCCTGAAACCCAACAATCAGAATATAATATCACTTCTTGGTTTGTTTCAAGAGCGATTAAACAGTTACGAAAGGATACTAAAGTTAAAGCAATCATCTCTTACGCTGATAACGATTTTCATA